TTGATGTGATCCAAATGCCAGCCATATTGACCATAATTCATCCACACCATTCCTTGTTTAAATCTACTTTCCAAATAATCCATAAAGTATTCTATAGAACATCCTAATAATTCTAAATACTTTCTACTTTTTTTCGCTTTTTGAGCCTTTAATGCCAGAACGTATCTCCCATTAAGATTACGCATCATTTTATATTTTATACCTGTGCCTTTACCGTATTTTCTTTTATTTTTGTAACCTGTCTTCTTTCTCCATTTTTTACATATTTGAGAATGATTTTTTCTCTCTTCCAATGTTCTATTTTTTTGTATCCTTTTGGAAATGTTTCTGGCATTTTGTTTTTGACATTCTTTACCACAAAGTTTTGATTTCCAGACACCCAAGAATTCTTTATTACATATAATACAATTTTTACTATAAGTCTTCATATAATCTTATTACCCTTGGAAATGTTTTCTCTCCACCGTAACGGTTGCAAATTTGTATAATGAAAGCATTTCTTTTGTTGTTCTGGATCTGTAAGGTCAAAAGAAGAACAAGGTATTATATGATCTATATGCCATCCATAATGTCCATGATTATCCCATGTCATTCCTTCTTTAAATTGTTTTTCTATATGTTCTCTTGCAGTATCAATATCAGTTCCTAAAAGTTCCATTGATGGATATATACGAGACATTTTTCTTCTCATAATACAATCGGCTATCCTTCTTCTCAACAACATTCTCAATCTAAAATTTGGTTCCGTTTTATATCTTTCTATCTGTCTATCTACATCTCTTCTTTTGTTTTTTTGTTTATATTTTTTTAAATGTTCTTTATTATTTTCTCTCCATTCTTTGCTTCTTTTTAAGATTATAGTTTTATCTTTTTTGTATCTTTCTTTTTTTTGCAAAAGCTGACTATCTCTACGATTCCAATATCTTTCCTTGTCGTAATTGGGATTTTCTTTTTTCTTATTTTCTCTCCACTTCTTACATAGAGAGCTTTTAACTTCTTTATTTTTATCGCTCCATTTTTTGTTTCTTATTTTTTCTAATTCTTTTGCGTGTGGTGTTTGTCTATATTTTTTAATATGTTCTTTATTATTTTTTACCCATTCTCTATGTTTTTGTTTAGAATATTCAAGATTTTTAAGTCTCCATTCTCTACATTTTTGATTTTTATATTCTTTATTTTTATTATGAGCTTCTCTTTGGATAATATTTGCTCCTGTTCTTTTGCATCTTTTCGAGCAATATTTTCCATGTGTTGAAGTTTTTTTAAAAACATTATTACAAATAACACAACTTATAAATTTTAAATGTTCTGGTTCTTTTATACTATTTTTGTATCCTTTACGTGCGCATTTAGGAGAACAGTATATTTTGTTTTGGTTTTTATATGTTTTCTCAAACCCATTCCCACAAATTGGACAAATGGGGTTAGTTTCTTCCATTTTATCAAAAAATTCTAGTTGTTCCATATCTTTTCCTTTCAACCTAATAATAATTTTGGGCTAAACATATCTTTATATTTCATCTCGTATCTTGGTTCTTCGTATTGAAAATTTGCGCCATCGTGTCCCTTTTTCATTATTTTTGATTCTTTTTGATATTCTTGTCTGCCAATAAATCCTGTTATCCAAACTTTCGTAAAATCATTTTTTACTCTGGAGAATATGAATATATCCGATAAACATTTCTGTGATGTATAAACATTTCCCACATATTCCACCCTTGGTTTGGAATTACATCCACATGCCTTCACATCAAATGTCACATTATTTTTTCCTATCAAGTCATATTTTTCGCTTTCCCCTAATTCATTCTCATAGTATTTTAATTTTGAGAATGCATATTTTGCTGCTGTTTCTGCCAAATAACCTGTTTTCTTTTGATTTTTTTTATCCAATCTATAAGTTCCTCCGTCTCCATGTTTTGCATGGGCAATTCTCATTCTCTCCATTGCCTCATCCATCATCTCTTTTGTCACATCAATTTCTATAAAATCTCTTTCACTTTTAACTTTCATATTTTTGGGAGTGTGTTATAATATCATCCATGCTGGAATATGTCAAAAAATTTTTTTTAAAAAAAACTAATGAATCTGAATCCATTTTTAATTCTTGGGATTCTGAAAAATTTGACGGAAATCTTTTATTTTCTTCCAAATGGATATTTTCTGATGATGAGGAAACTTATTTAAAGATTGGTAACAGGAAATATGGAATAGATGATATAACATATCATATTAATGAAAACGGATTTAGAATACCTCAAGAAAATTATAATGATAAAGAAAACACAATATCTTGTTTTGGTTGTAGTCAAACCTTTGGTATTGGTGTTAAGTGGGAGGAAACTTGGCCTTATTTGTTGGGTGAAATGTTTGGCGGCGAATATTGTGTAAAAAATTATGGCTTGTCGGGTGCATCAAATGATATGATTTCTCGCTTAATATACAATTACACCTTAAAACATAAACCAAAAATAATATGCTGCTTTTTACCAGAGATTTTTAGAATGGAATTAATAGAAGATGTAAATGATTTTATGTTGAATTTTTCTCATAATTTTTATAAATTATTGATTATTGATAAAAAGTACAAAGATTTAAAGGTTGATGACAAATTTTTTAAATTTTTTAATTCATATAGAAAAATTTCGACTGAAAAAAATTGTATTTACAATTTCCTAAAGAATGTTAAGTTCATAGAAACTATTTGCGAAAACAAAAATATCCAATTATATTGGTGTTCGTGGTCTGACTTTGTTTTAAATTCAGATAATAGTAAATTTAATTCTTTATATTACATGCCATTAAACATAAATTCTTTTGAAAATGATAAAGGTAGGGATAATTTTCACAATGGTTTAAATTTTAATAAATCATTATCCGAGCATTTTTTTAACAAAATAAACAAAATATAATAATATGGTTTTAATAGATATAAGTCCCATAGAAGCTTTAAAAAAAATAAAAGAAAACTTTTTAAAAAACACTCTCAATTATGATTTGTATGATGAATTTTGGAACAATGCAAATTTTGATGGAAAAATAAAAGAAATCAAAATGTGGTATGCCAAAGACAATTATGAAAATTTTTTAAAAAATGGAAATAAGAATTATGGGATAGATGATATAACGTATCACATTAATGAATATGGATATAGAACATCTCCAGATACAAATGAAACATTTAAAGAAAATTTAATATCATGTTTTGGTTGTAGCCAAACTTTCGGGGCTGGATTAAAATGGGAGGATACTTGGCCTTATGTTTTAAATCAAAAGATGGGTGAAGACTGGTGTGTTAAAAATTATGCATTAAACGGTGCATCAAATGATATGATTTCTCGCTTGATATACAATTACACCTTGAAACATAAACCAAAAATAATATGCTGCCTTTTACCGGATGTTCTTAGAATGGAGTTGTATGATAACAATTCCCAAGGTTATGAGAATTTTTTACCCACCGATCATGATGAAATCAAAAAATATAATATCTCAAAGTGGGAATATTATAGATCATATAGAAAATTGGCTAATGAAGAAAATGGAATTTATAATTTTATAAAAAACTATAAATTTATAGATATGTTATGTGAAATAAAAAACATTAAATTGTATTGGGGTACTTGGTCTGATGTTATATTTTTATCTAACAATAAATTCAAAGAAGATATTTTAAATATAAAAAATTACATAACCATTGATGATGATATTGAAAAAAATTTAGATATTGCTAGAGATGGAAGACATTTTGGCGTAAATACAAATAATGAAATAGCCAATAAATTTTTTAAAAAAATAAAAAATATCGATTGACTTGGTGATACTTTGTTGGTAAATTATTTATATCAAGAGTTGGTTCCCGATGATCCAATAGATAGACTACAAATTGAGAAAAGTAAATCCCGAAAGGATTAAACAGAGCGGTCGATACGCTGACTGACGAATTTATAAAGTCTACGAATACAAAATCGGAAATTGATTTTTGACATTTTATTTTATTTGGTAGATAGAATAGTAATATCTATTCCTGTGCATCCGAAAGAGGATTGGTTTTAAGAGGCGTTTCGGTGTTATCGCAACCAATTACCAAATAATTTTAGCAGACCCGCCATGCCTCTTAACAATGCACACTTTGGCGGGTATTCTAAATTACCAAGCGCAATTGCCTTCGAAAGCATTATCCGCGACAGATGACAATGCAATGTTTCCGGAAACAACATTTAGTCTGTAGGGAACTTCTCCTAGCAATAGAATGAGAAGTCTTGGTAATAAATTTAAACTGGAATGTTAGCTTAGAGGCAGCTATCATCTAAGGAGTGGGACTGGACGTGGAGAACTGGTAATTAGTATGGACACAATTCATATAAGCCATACATCCTATTTTATAGGTACGGAGATAACCGTGAATTGCGTTTCACAGGACGAATAAATTCGTAACCCCTTTGGCGTAGAAGCACACCAGTTAAATTTTGATAAGTCGGACGGGAATAGTGTGCTGTGCTGTTCTTAAAAAGCTCACCGTTGCAGACTGTCACCAGACCCGATTAGGCAGGGATAACAAGTAATCTTCGTCCAACGTGAGAAAAACACGGTAGCCAATGAAGAACTTTCTGGTTATAATTTTGTAAATATATATGTTATGAAAAAGTTATTTATATTTTGTTCTATTTTATTATTTTTAAACAGCTGCACTGTTTATACAGAGAAACAATCACAAGCATTGTCTCGTTCTGTATATGCAACAAAAGATTCTTTAGACAATGCTCGTCTTGATTTGGCGGATACATATTCTAACGAATCAACTAGATTGGTTAAACCTCCCAAAAATAGAATAGAAATTAAACCTATTTATAAGAAAAATATAGATAACATTTCAAGTCAAAGTAAAGTTAAACCAACAGTCATAAATAAACAGAGAGTTTTAATAATACCAGAAAAATATAAAACCGACACTGTTGTAGTTGTAAGCTCCGAAGAATATCAACAACTATTAAAAGATAAAGAAACATACGAACAGATAGAAAAGGATAATGCCAATATAATTGAAGCAAAAAAAGAAGTAGATCAAGAATTGATTCGTCAAATGGAATATAATGATAAGATGATAAGAGATTTGAATATAATGCAAAAAAAATTGGTGGAAAAAGATTTAGCTATATTACAAAGGAATTTAATAATCATTCTTTTAATTGCATTAATAGGAATAGCAACTTATTTGAGAATAAAAGGAATACTTTGATAAGTAATTTACATGAAAATAAAAGATGATATTTTATTAGAGCAAGCTTATTATTCTGTCACAAAAGAACAAAATTCACAGAGCGGAACATATGCAGATATGAAGGGTGTATATAGCAAGGCAAAAGAAATATTGTCTCAATATCAAATAGATGAACAATCATATTTCGCTTTAATTGATTTATTAAAGGACACATATTTTTTGGGATATAATAAAGGTTCAGAGGACAAGGATAACTCAATTAAATCTTCATATAATTTAAAATAATATATTGCATTATATTCAACATTTGATAATATATTATATATTGCAGGGTGGACAAGTGGTTAAGTCGCTTGGCTCATAACCAAGAGATCGTGGGTTCGAATCCCACCCCTGCTATTAAATGGGTGTACGGCGAAGTTGGAGAGTCGCAGCAGACTGTAAATCTGTTACCTTTGGTTGAGTTGGTTCGAATCCATCTACACCCACCATATACGCCTGTGTAGCTCAGTGGTAGAGCGATGCTTTTGTAAAGCATTGGTCATCGGTTCAAATCCGATCTCAGGCTCCATTTTAATGAAGTGTAGCTCAATGGTAGAGCAAGGCACTGTTAATGCCTTGGTTGTAGGTTCGAATCCTACCACTTCAGCCAAATTAACATATGGATAGGTGGCAGAGTTGGTCTATTGCACTTGACTTGAAATCAAGAGAACCGAAAGGTTCCGTGGGTTCGAATCCTACCCTATCCGCTTTTTTAAAATACAATGACTGATAAATTTGAAGAAAAAATACCGAATGACATTAAATTTTTTTTATTAACTTATAAAAAAGAATTAATAAATTTTTCTAAACCAAATGTTTGGATAAGTTTGAGTCAAATATTATTTGAATATGTATTAATTGCTTTATCTATATACGCTTGTATATTTTTTTGGAGCATTCCTTTATACATAATAACATTGATGTTTATAGCATCAAGACAGCATGGTTTAGGTATCATATTACATGATGGAACTCATTTTTTAATTTGTAAAAACAAAAAAATAAATAATTTAATAACAACATTATTTTTATCATTACCATTACTAACCCCCTTATCTAAATATAGACATTCACATTTTTCACATCACAGAAACCCACTTACTGATAATGATCCAGATTGGATACCTAGAAAACCTTTAAAGGAATGGCATTTCCCTCAACCAAAAACAGAATTTTTAAAAATGTTGATTCAATATGCTTTTTTTATACATATGGTAAAGGTCATTTTTAGTTTTAAATTAAGCATAAACTATAAAATTAAATATTTTTTAAAAGGGTTTATTGGTTTGCGTGTACCTAAAAAACAACCAGAATCTTTTAAATCAAAAGATTATTTTATTTTAAATATATTATTTTACGTTTTAGTTTTGGGTTTTGTTATATATTTAAACATTTTATATTATTTTATATTATTTTGGTTATTTCCTATTCTTTTTTGGATTCCATTTATACATAGACTTAGATCAATTGCGGAACATTCTGGTGTTAAAAATGAAAATGTTTATAATAGAAGCAGAACAATGTATCCTAATTTTATAGATAGATTTTTTCTAGGAGCTAATTGGAATGCAACATATCATTTAGATCATCATTTATTCCCATCAATCCCTTCATATAGATTAAAAAAATTTCATAAACTTTTAAAAGAATTACCAGAATATCAAAAACACGCACATATAACTAAAAATGGTTTTTATGGTGTTTATAAAGAATGTACAACAATTTAAAAATACAATGAAAATACTAAAAGAAAAAATTATAGATATATTAGGCGAAGATGAAAATTTTTTACTAGCGGATGGATTTGAAGATGCATTTGTTGGTATTGGTAGACAATTTAGTAGACCTATAGCTGTATACGATAGATCTAAATGTATTGATATTTTACAAAAAAATATGTCAGAAGAAGAAGCAGAGGAATATTTTCAATTTAATGTAGAAGGTGCATGGGTTGGAGAAAACACACCAATATTTTTAGAAAGATTATGAAAATAGAACTACCTAAATCTTTTGTTGAACTTGGTTTGATTAAGTTTAAAGAAACTGCATATATTGATCTTTATTATATAGATCGTCATAATCGTCTAGCTTATTTTGAATGGGACTTTGGAATGGATTGTAAGGTGTTTTTGGATTCTTGGATTTTAGAAAGTAGAGTACCGAAAGGAATTAAAAATAAAGTTTTAATGCAGATTCAATATGATCTTGGCCATGCTTTCTTTCATTATGAAGGAGATCCAAACTATACATATTACCATTGGGCATTAAAAGCATGGCTAAAAGATAGAGTTGATCTGGATGAAAATTTTGGGCAAGATTCATACTACAAATAATTGTTGACATTTTATCATTTCTACATTACCATTTTAATAAATGAAAAAGAAAAATAAACCATCTAAAAAAGTATCCATAGAGTTTGATGAAAGACATCTCGGCACTCTTGCAACAGCATTAGAAGTCTATTCTCGTCTTCGTTCCGGTCAAATCAAAATCGCAATGGATACAGCATATTGGGATAAAGAATTAACATATCAAGATGGAGAAGTTCTTGAAAGTATAGTAAGAACTATTGTTTTCTATAAAGAAGAAGAACTGATGAAACACAGAAATGCTTATTATGGTATTGGTTGCGAAAAAATGAAAGATGGTACTGTTGCATGGGAAATTAAAAAGACTATTGATCAATATTTGCATTACCAAAGGAATGATGGTTATAGACAAATTTGCGATGTTTCGGGAAACGGAGCATTTCAAAGTTCTGAAGTTCCTATACCAAAAATCATAGAACCTTCTCATATGTTGTCAGAATTCGCTTATTGGAAACCCCAAAAAGAATTTAGAATTCCACAAAGATATCAAGATCGGGTGGATAAAGCAATGAAAGATAAAGACTTTACTTTAGTTTGGGATCTAGTGGATAAGGCATTTAAGAATACCTTGCCGAAAGGATCAAGTTCTAAAGTTCAAGAAGTTGCAGGAACTTACTATGTTGTAATTACAGAACCTTATAAAACAAATTAATTATGGAAAATATTATTGAAGAAATCACACAACTAACAGAAGAATGGTATTTTTTGATAGGAAAAGATCATCATAAAGATCGTGATTGTCATTGGTACATAGAAACTAAATGGAGTTATGGACATCCTCCTATCTATACAGTTCAACATCACGGTTATATTCTTGATAGAATCGAAGAAGAATTTGCTTCATATGAAAAAGCATTGACTGTTTTAAGAGACACTTTAAAAGAAAAAATAGAAGAAGAAAAGAAATATCAAAAAGAAGAAAACGAAGAAAATGGATGGTAATAAATTTTACAGAATTAAAAAAGTTCAAAGAGATAAAAAAGAAATGTATTTCCCGCAAAAGAAAGGAACTTTTGGTTGGAGAAATGTTTATTATGATTTATCATTTGAAACACTTCAAGGTGCTACAGGTTTTTTAGATGACTATACAACACCTGTTAGCAAAACAACAACATACATAGAATACAATAATCCAGACGCTAAATTAAAGCTTGACGTTTGGAGTAAATTCCTTCATATTTTTTGTGCTGACGTATGAAAACATTAGACAAAAACAAACCAATTTTATTCTTGGGAGATCATCATGGAGAATGGTCTTATCTTCTTGATATTATAGATACCAAAAAGATAAGCGATTGTTATTTGATTAGTGTTGGGGATTC